GTTGATATGTCTGATATGTTAATTGAAAATGCAGCTTCGTCTGCTCTATTAACTTTCACATCAATTTTATCATCTAATGCTGTTAATAGCTTTGTTAATTGAGATGTATTATATACACCTAATCGCACATTTTCAATATCAAAATCTTCCATTGTAACTCTACCTACAACGTTTTGATCATCAGTAATAAACTCACATGACAATGTTTGATCGTTAACATCTAAACCTACCGAATTAGCATTTCCTGCTAAATGATATTTCTCAATAAAATTAGTTAGTTTTCTTTTTTCCATTTTTTACTCTCTTATTCGAAGAATTTGTTAAACACTTCATTATTTACTAAATCTCTTGTACTACCACCAAACCTATCATATAACTGTCTATTCTTGTTATAGATATGAATAGCTTTATCTGGGTCCTTAAACATTTCTTCCATACTCATTAATATTGAATAGAAATCTCTAGGGACTATAGTTTGTAACAATTCGTTATGACATTTCACAATAGCTTCTACTTGTTTAACAGTATCATTAAACACAAATAAATTATTCAATGTCATCTTCATTGTAACATCACCTTTATAATTGGACACATCACCAAAAGTAAATCCTTCTGATACTGGATGTCCTAATGGATTAGGAACTAAATCATCTGCATTATAAGGTAAATTTTCTCCTTTAGGGAAATACAAATCTGTAAAGGTCATTTTACTTAATTGAGGAGAATGAAGATAAGTTCCATATACAGGATATAAACCTGGAGATGATGAATCTGTTGATATCTGTATACGACCTCCATGATATTTGTTTACCATTTTCTGAAAGAAACTTAACATAAAGAAATCAGATATCTTAGATATACCTAACACATGAATAAATTGGTTACGAGCTTTTTCAAATTCTCTATTTTTAATCATAGGAACTAATGCTGACATAAACATTGTAACACGCTTTTGAGCACCACCAATACACCAACCATTAAATTCAAAGTCTTTCATTTTCTGATACCATGCTTCATATTCTTCAACATTGTTACCTTGAATAACATTTAAGAACTTACATTTACCAGTCTGATTATCTGCAAAGTATTTGAAATTATCATAACTAATATCCATGCATTCGTAAAACTTTCCATCATACTTTGCACGCGGTGGAATATCTAAATTTACTCCTAAATCACAATTAGCTTCTAACCAATCAAATATAGTTTTCTTAAATGATGGATCCCATTTAATAGCACCGGTGGCTAACTGGAATCCTCCAGAATCTCCTAATACTAATACATCATCATCTAAACCATATCTATCTCTAGCATCCATCCATTTATAATGATGACCTGCTGTAATTAAGAAGTACGGATGTCTCCATGGTTCTGGAAACTCTTTATCATAAAATCTACATGTAAGTCCAGGCTTAACTTCTTTATTCTTTTTGAAGTCTCCTGCACAACCTCCTGCAGATAATGACGGATAATAAATTAAATCTTTCATTAAAATAATTCCAATTGATTTGTTCGTTCTTTTATTTTATTATCAAAATCTTGATACAATAATTCTTCACAATATTCTTTTTCATGCCATACATTGATCTCTTTATCATAATCACGTGCTATGATATATCCTTCCATTTTTCTACCTAAGTCAGATGTTTTACTGATATCAAAATGTCTTCTAGGATTAGCAATTGCCGTTTCCAATGTATCTACTGCGGATTGCAAATCAAATGGTTTATACAATCTATCTTGATCGATAAATTCTGGGAAACTTCTAAAATCTGGGAACACTATATCAGCACCAAACATAGTCGATTCAATTACTGTCCATGACACATAATCTTGTAGCGATGAATTAAACTGCACTTTACAAGTTGACAATTCTATATAATATTCTTCTTTAGTTAATCCAGATAACAATTTAAATCTAGGCTGTTCTTTGGCTAATTCATTCATTGCATCTAAAACGCCAGGTAACATACTTCTGAATGATTTACCGGAAGTAGTAACATGCCATTCATAATCTGGATTCTTTTCTAAAAATTCTTCAGCTACACGCATCATAAAGAAAGGATTCTTTTCTTTATCTAATCGAGATGAATATACAATTACATTTTTCTTTTCTACTTCATCACCATTAGCCGTATACCAATCTTTTAATACGCCACATGCTTGTTTTAAATGTATTGGCAATGATACGACATGTATAGGAGCTTCAAAACCTGCTTCACGAAGCTGCTCTTTATGAACTGTACTTCCTACAAATATACCAGTCAATCGTTTATCCAATCCTAACTCGTAAGGACGCATCCAATCACGCATTGGATACGTGAAATCATATTCATCAACTGATTGCGCATGACACATTGTATACACTTTTATATCTTTATAACCATACAGGTCTAATGCATACCATATGGCTTCGACTCCAGGTGTCCAATAGTCTTGCAAGAATATTATATCACCGTCTTGCACTTTATCGTTATACAGTAGATTTAAGAAGTTCTGGCACTGGGATAAACTGTATTTACCTCTACCAATAGCATCTAAAACTGCACCAACTTTGATTTCACAATCTGGATCAAAATCACCTTCGATATCTACAAAGTTAAGATCAGGATATTCGGCAAATGTTTTTGGCATCCATTCTTTACATAACTGATATGTATATCTAGCCTTTAAAGGTTCAAGACCAAAATAAAATAAATTTCTTTTCATATTATTCTTCTGTTCTATCAAATTTATAATCATCTGGGTTAATTTCCATCATATTGCATTTTGTAATCTGATGTACTCTATACCAACCAGCATCGATTGATAATGTATCTGTATTCTTTAATTTGGCAACAAATTCATCTTGTATTCTATATATAACATGAGCTCTATTAAATATAGACATTGGAATTTTATCCATTGTTTTTGAATTAGCTTCAATAGTTACATATTGCCGCGTTTCCAAAATATTATGAATATCATCCCAATTACCATGCGTACAACACATTTCAACGTATTCAATTGTAAAATAAACATGAGGATATTCTTTGTAATTTTGTGGCACCTGTCCTCTAACAAATACCGTTTCGATATCAGACAATCTGCCTTCTACCTCTTTACCATACCAGTAACTTTTTCCGTACATAACTTTTTATTTTTTCTAAATATAAGAAACATTTTTCAATTAAACAAATTAAAATGAGAAAAACTTTCCTAAATTATTATTTTCAGGAATCAATCCCCAGTTCATAGCACTATAAAAATCATTCAATTTATTTGCAAATGCTGACTTAAATACTTTATCATAATCTATATGCTGTTGAACAAAATTTGATAACGGTTCTGGATCATCATATCCTTTCAATGCCATTGTATCTAATCCCATTGAATTATTTTTAAGATATGTCCATTTAATTTTTTCACCATTTATAATACCACGAATTGTTCGTACTTTATGATGTTGCAACATATCATTGTAATTCAATGCCGCTTTAACATGTACTGGAGTACCTTTAACTCTTGGAGCAAATGGTTTATCACCTTTACGTATATATTTTTTAACATTTTTAACACCAATCGGGAACATTACATCAATAAGATCTAATGTTTTCATATGATCTTTGAAATCTAATATTTTCTGATCGAGTTCTGGTTTACCTATATCATTCAATATATCTTCTAATACTTCTGCCATAAATTTACGGAATGATGGTGGGAATGATGATCTTACAACATCAAGACCTTTAACATCTAACTTTGAAACAGTATGTCCTTCAACATTAATAATCCATTGAGCATATCGTTTTTTTGCAATCCATAAACCAGCTTTGGCAACATTTTCTTGCTTGATATCAAATCTATGAGTATCTACATTATGAAATTTCTTACCGTATATATCATAAGATTTATTTATAAACAATTGTACTTCATCTGCAATTTCAATTGTTTTATCAGCCATCCAATCTTCATTAGTGATATCGAAGTCTGGATATCGTTTTTCAATTAATGGTAATGATGAAAAGAATGTTGAATCAGTATCTGTATAAATACAATAATCTTTTTTCTTACCTAATTCTTTTGTATAATATTGATTACCAATATCTGCAGTAAATTTAATTAATTGCTGACCAGTACTTGTAATTGCAATTGCATTATCTGGATCAAAAAATCTGAAACTTGGATTACCTAAAACGCCATAGAAAGAATTGAGAAGAATTTTTGTTACCAACTGCATTCTATCAAAATATTCTGCTTTGGCATCATCTCCTTCTTTTTCATATTTCTTTCTTAAATTTTTATATTCAACACGCTCATTAAACCATTTATCCAAAATACTTGGCAAGAATCCTTTAATTTGAGTATCATAAACAACACCGTTAGCCGCGATAGAATATTTATTCTTTTCCAAATAATCTTTTAAATCTTTTGTAGTTTCCCAACCATTCCATCCGTCAGAATAATGAGATGCAGTATTTTTAACATATGCATGACCATCAAACTTTTCTAACTTAGTTACTTTTGTTTCTGGTGATATGTTAAGTGTCATAATGATACTTGGATATAGCGATGTTAAATCTAAATCGTATACCCATTTATATCTACCTGGATTAGGAGACTTAACATATGCTCCTAATAAGTTTAATTCTTCATTAGATCGCGGACGACGACTCGGTGATACAATGTTTAATCGTTTTAAATATGTTAATGCTGCACCGTCTAGATATCGAGTCGGGAATAAGAAATCTTCATATGGAACATGACCTTTATGACATATACTTCTAGCCAAATCAATTAATTTCATTTTTTGATCTATTTCCCATACCAAATCAACATCATTCATGTTATAATCAATATAACCTTGAATATCATTTCGCATTAAATCATCCAAAGTACCTTCATACTTCATTTTACCTTTACCTAACTCT